CGGCAGCAGTAATAACTACAGGAATTAATCTTGCCGTGCTTAGATTACCATTGTTTTCTTGCAAGAATTCAAATAATTTATTCATATTTACTCCTTAATTTGGTGGCAAATGCCACATACAGTAGGTAATACCACCTACACAAACTGCTATTATCACAAACGGAAATATAGGAAGCCATTGCATTATATATTACTCCTTAATAAAATATAGTGTAGCGTATAGTTGAAAAGGAAAAAGCCTATACGCTACACATCATCAGCCGCTTCGGGAGGCGGCACAAAAATGTCAATTGTAAAATAATATATTATTGGTATTAATGCAAAGACTCCAAGAATCAGATAAACAGGAAATAGAAGAAGATACATGTTATTTTAATAGCATAAAAATGTTTAATTGTCAATTAATTTTTAAGGATTTACTAACACCCTTAATTCGTCGATCTCTGTTTTCTGCAATTGTACAATAGCATCTAACTCTTGGATGGCTTTATAGCTTATGGCTATCGCATCCATCATGCTAATGCCACTTCCATCAGATACTATGATCTCTTTCGGCGTTGTAGGGTCACTTACCCTGAACCCATGCAAATGTTGACCATAATCAACATCCATATTTTCCTTCTCTGCGTCAACCAAATCTGGCTGTTCTAAATCAGATGCCCACTCAAGCTCGACATAAGTTTTATAATCCTTACTCATTGCCTCTTTGTCGTAAGTATTCACAGTTCCCGTCCCTGTCTCTTTAGAGGATACAATATACTTATTTCTATTAAGGGCAAGCCAATCATCTTTTTTGCTATCAATATAGGTAGATTTTGCTTGTGCTTCTGCGTCAAGCCCATTGGTATTTCTAACTATTAAATCCCATTCCCATAGATTTATGCCTCTTACTTTGCTTAGAACACTATTCACAAATCTAGTTTTATGTCCCTTAATTTTATCCACAGATTTTATCCCAAATACGGTAGCCGCTACACCATACTTAGCCTCGGCAGAATACACAGTTGATGTATTAAGCAATCCTGTTGTTGTTCCGTAGCCAAATGCTGTCATTGTCGCATTATTTAAAATGTATGATTTCTCCGTAGTTGCAGTTCCTGGGGATTGTAGAAGAATCATATCTGTTCCAGCAACGGGATTCTTGTAAATAGCGTTATACTGTGTATAATTACTTGAGTATTCAGCTGTCGGCGGGGTGAAATTCCCAGTATGTCTAGCAACTCCTTTGGAAATACATAACTCATCCATAACAATATTTGCAGGAATACCCCCAGTAGTTCTAGCGGCTATCCCGATGCCTACCGCGCTATCAGCTATAGATGTTGTGCCTATATTGTAAGTAGCGCCCAATTGCGTACCATCTATAAAATCATATAGATTTGCTCCGCTTCTGTCTATTTCTACGTGATACCAAGTATTTAAAGTAGGTGTCCACGATCTATCAACCTGTGTACCACTATTGAATATAAATGTTAATACATTGCCACCCCAGTACATTTCCCATCCTGTGCTAGATATGTCCCAATGTGATACATGTGCCCCAGTAGCCGTGTCTAGAAACTTAATCCAATAATCTATGGTAAAGTCGCCTGCCGCAAATTCCAAGATAGCACTATCTGTACCAGTTAAGTAGTCCCCTGTTCCAGCAAAATATCCTGCGCCACTCCCGAATTTACTCGTACTTGTGCCTACAGCATCTCCACTTGTGGTTATAGTATGTGAACTCGGAGACGAATCCACAAAAGTCGTTCCCGAACCTCCAGGATTATTCATGTGGAGTAATAGTACAATAGACTCATAACCAGAGGTTGCATTACTACTATTAACATAGAGTTGTCCATAATCCCCTGCTGCTTGCGCTGTAGTTGTTGCCGGTAATCTAATAACCGTTGGCAATTGAGATGCTGTTGCAGAACCAATCAACCCTGAAATTAGAGGCAATTGAGATGCTGTGGCAGAACCAATCAACCCTGAAATTAGAGGCAATTGAGATGCTGTGGCAGAACCCGTGACTTGTGAGAAAGCCTGTGAAGGCAAATTGGTCAATCCCGCACCATTTCCACTAAATCCACCAGCCGTTACCGTGCCCCCAACATTTAATCGTGTTCCAGAAGTAGTAGTTCCTATTAATACCTTATCGGCATTGCCATCAATTTTTATTTGTTCATCTCCATTGCCATATAACGCAAAATCTCCATCTTGTAGCCATTTAAAGCCTGTATCATTATCTCCAAGAACCAATTCCAACAAAGTGCTATTCAAACCACTCACTATAGTAGTATTTGAACCTATCGCAACCTGGCCATAAAATGTAGATGATCCAACGCAATTAAATTGACGATTATTAACCGATGTCGTCCCTATAAGAACTTGGTCGGCTACTGTGGTTTCAGTAATATTTGTTCCATTATCTATAAAACCCCCACCGCTTGCCCCTGATGGAATATCCGTCCATGTACCTGCATTGCCTTTGTATTGCATAGTCCCTGCATTATCTCTAATTCCATAACCACTCGATGCTGTTCCAGTATTAGGGGCAAAATTCAAATAACCTGATGTTTGAATTGAAATATCGCCATTAACATGCAATTTTGTTTGTGGTGTAGACGTACCTATACCTAAATTTAAGCCTTTCCAACGCCCTCTTAAAGCGTAAGAACCTGCATCTGAAAGATAGAAATCTAAAGTACCTTGTTCGCTTCCATTTGTTACGTTACTTGAAACACTATAAATGCCCGCATAGTTTGTTGAATTACCTGCGCTATCTTTTCCTTGATAAATTTTAGTGGCAAGTAAATTACCATCAGCCGCAGCACCCCCACGTATTTCTTGTGTTTGAGGATAACCAGAAGAAGACTGTATTAACATATTACCAGAACCTAAATCAATATCAACCACATCTGTCGCAGCAGTAGTTGTTCCTATTGCGGTATTCCCGCTTAATTTAGTATTGTTTGCAGTTAATCCAGTGCAAGTGCCAGAATTTTGCGCTGGATATGGAGCTGAAACTCCCGCAATTGTCGCCGCTGATAACGTTCCAGTACCAGAATTTATTTGAACCGATGTTAGTCTTGCCGAAGTAGCCGAACCACCATTGTCGGCCATATATCCAGATAGGGTAACCGTACCCAAACCCAATGAGCCTGTTACGGTTAAACTTCCAACGGTTAGGTTGGTTTGTGTTGCAGTAGCTCCGTGCGGATCACTTGTATCAGCCGTATGCGTACCAATTCCTAAATCATCAGTCATTTGACTTAGCTTTTTCGGTATAAATTCGGCTGCATTCAAATATGAAGAAAAAAAGATTGTTAATGGTATAATTAAATATTTCATATTTATTCCTCAGTAAAATTATTAGCTGCTGAATAAGTCATCATTTTGGTAAGCCATTCTGTAGCTTGTGGTGTTCCCGTAGGTATTTTTAATCCCTCTGTTAGCAATCTTCTACCCATTGGTGATAAGTAAGCCTTAGCAAGTAAATAGGGAGCGCCAGCTACAGCACCAGCAGCTATTGGATGCCCAGAGAACACTAGGCTTAATGCTACGCCTAGTTGTGCCTGCGTAGCCATTGCCTGTCCTGTACCGCTTGGATTACCCGCTACCTTTTCTGCCCCTTTTAAGTTCTCTGCAACATTTGCAATTTTCTTCAACAATCCTATATCCTCAGTTGAATAACCAAATTGTTTCAATAATGGATAGAATTTATCTACTTGCTTTCTAAATGCCTTACCACTAAATCCAAGTAATTTAGGCTCTCTCGACCCTATAGACATGGGGTCAATTGCTCCCGATGGTTGCTTTGCTGTAAATAATTGAACTGTTATTTGATATTTAAGCTCGTCTCTTGCTGATTGGTCGGACAATTTATAGATTGTAGATAAATTCCGTGTTAAATATTTACCGTCTTGAGCAAAGGCATTTTTGGCAATACCATAAGCAGATTCTTTCCCTGATTCTGCAATTTGTTTTAAGAATGAAGGATATAAAGGTTTATTTGCAAAATCAATCCCCTTCTTGGCAATGTCTGTAATGGTTTTTAATTCAGTTGGGGTATAGATTTTATTCAATAATTGTTTGTTTAAATTAGACATTTGCTTGCTGGTATAATTCGGGTCAAATATCTCATTTTTGCCTATGCCTAACAATTTATTTGTAATCCCAGGTTTTATGATTTTATCAAAATTTGACTGCCCTATGGCTTTCTTTACTGCTTCAATTTCTGCATAGCCAGAAGGTTTTAATATTTCATCAATTATTTCTCCCGGATGAGACTGAACAAGTTTTATTATTTCTGGATTCCCATAAGTTGTTTTTAATGTTTGTGCAGTTTTCTTTGCTATTTCATATTTAGATTGAATACCTTTCCCTAGTAATTCGGTATAAGCTGTTTGATCTGTTTGTATTGCATTTTTCAGCCTACTATAAATTAAAGACTCAAGACTTTTGCCTTCTTTAATTTGCCCCTTTATGCCAGGAGTTGCAGCCTGAAATGCTTCATCAACTTTTACTGCTGTATCTCTATATAATCGCCTCATTAATTCAACCGATTCCCAATCTTTTTTGATAGGTTTTTTTATAATATTTCCAAATATTTCGTTATAGGCTTCGGATGTTTCCCCGCTAAGTCCCAGAGGTCTATTATATTGTGCAGGTATATCAATTGTATCATTTAAAATTTCTTTTAAATCATTAATGATTCCTTTGTACTTACCAGCAAGTACAGGAGTTTTACTTAATTCCTTTATATATTTTTCTGCTACCTTTTTGGTTTCTATTAATGGAATATTCTGTTTTTCTTGTGGAATTGCAGAATTAATCAAACCTTTTACTTCTTCATATCTATCTTTAACGATTTTGCCCAATGCCTGAGACTCATCTTTTGTGGCTTCGTGGAATTTACTTCCAAGTGTTTCGTAGGTATCCGGCGAACCTAAATCCTTCAAGATTGTATTCCTTGCTTGATTTAAGAATCTACCCCTCAAACTTTCAATCCTTGTTACATAATCGTCTACATTATTTTTAATAGCGTTACCAAGCTCTTCTATTGAGGAAGCACCTTTACCTGATGCAATTGCATTTTTGTATTGGTCAATCAACTTCTGTGTATTCTCAATATCTTCTTTATAAAACAATTGCCCGCTACCATAGAAACGCCTCAAGTTAGTCTCGAACATCGCCAACGTCTTTGATTTTGTAATATCATCAGGCGTTGGCTTTATGCCTAATTCTTTTGCCTGTTGAACAAATTCCTTATTAACTCTATTTTTGTATAATCCTGTTACTTTTCCTATTCCCTTACCTGCTAATTGTCCAACACCTTCAAACGTAGCACCCCAAGCAACATCTTTAGCAGCATCTATAAAGCTTTTACCTATATCTTTTTCTTCTCCACGTCCAATTTCATTTAATCTCTTACCAAGAGCATAGCCAGCGCCGGCGCCTAATAATGTTCCAACACCCGGGGCGACCGCAGTACCTATTGCAGCACCACCGACACCCAAAAGCATTTCTGTGCCAAGCTCTTGTGTTTTCCTTGCAATATTACTACCAGGCAATTTGCTTAAATCTACCATTGGTTTTTCTATTTGCTCAATAGTAGATTTAAAGCCAGAAGATTTTTCTTCCAATTCCGGCGGTCTCTCTATGGTGGCCACTTGGCTTTCCGCAATATCAAAGACACTTAGGCTTTTTTCTGCTTCGTCAAATACGCCCATTAAAATGACCATCCCTCTGTTTTTGCTAACTCTTCTGCTTTTTTCCTATCACCACTAGATTGTTTTAAATATTCTCTTGCCTGTTCAACTGTTAATTTGCCTTTTGATTTATTTTCTTTTCTTTGAAATGGTATCCCTATTAATTCAGGCGGTATGCCAGTATTCTTGGCCAAATCGGTATAATCTGTAATTGCATTATCATAATTAGATTGATACACTTCGTGAAACTTGGCTGCCATATCAGTCAAAGCAGTACGTTCTTCAGATGTTAGTCCCGCACCACCAGACATAATCTTTTCAGCTTTGCCTTTTATACGGCTTATTAAGGACATATTTTGTGGCGTTCTGGCATATTCACTTTCTCTAACTACAGATTGAGGGTCAGTCATTTTATTAAACAATGTGATTAATGCCTGATCTACAGCAATAAAACTTTTTGCAGTCTTAGCTGATTCTAAAGCTTTCTGCATTACAGTATATTTCTGGTCAACATCTTGGAAGTCTTTAATGTAGGGATTTTGTCTTAGTTCTTGCCTTATATTATGCGCAATAGTAGCTGTTTGAGATTTACTTATAATATCTCCGCTTCTTCCAGATGTTGCAAATTTCTCAAATTGTGCCTTTTCATCTTCTGGTAAATTCTTGGAATATTCATATTCTTGCTGAGACGAAGGCTTACTACCATCTTTTTCCCTCATATCCAATGTGTGCATTTCACCTTGAGGGTCAACAAATGCATATTGACCTTCGAGTCTTTCCCCTTCTGTGGTTATGATTGGAGCGTACATACCGCCGCCTTTGGTAAATTGAAAATCATCAATTGTATAGCCTCTAACATCGGGTTCATATTTAGGATTACCCTGGAATGCTTTTAATGTACTCTCAGCTAATTTCTTACCGCCTGTTGCAAAGGCTTCTTTCATTGCAGTTGACATAATTTTGATTCTAGTCCCAGGATCGTTCATTAAATCCTGCTTCATCTTTAATTCTTCAGTTTCTCTACCTATAATCATTCTTTTATATTCATCTTCTAAACCTTGCGATTGCCCAAGCCTGCCCTCTTGTTTTTCTGCAAGTCCAAATCGCTTCTCTTCTAAACCTAATCCACGCTCACGCAATCCTAATTCTTTTTCTTGCATTCCTCTTTGCTTTTTACGCTCATACAAATCGGCAAAATTGGCAATGTTCCTCTGTGTACCGGAGAATGGATTATAATAATCGTATAAAGAACCTGCTGATATTGGCATATTAACCTCAGTTAAATTTATAATTGTAAAGAGAATTAGGGGTTAAACTACTCGGAACACTACTTGCAACACGACTCCCAGCGGCTGCTCCCGCTGCACCACCAGCACCTCCACCCATGCCTAATGTAAGCCCTGTCATTATACCTTGATCTATAGTATTACCTATCCCGCTATATAATCCAGCCGTTTGCATACCCTTTTCTTGTGCCAATGCCGCCTTCTTTTCAGCCAACCACGTATACAAATTGTTAAGATTCGATGTTCCCCATGTCTTTAATCCAGTCACTTGTCCGACTTTCTGTGTTCTTAATCCAGCCGATGCACCAGTAGCTCCATAGCCAAGACTTACTCCACCATAAAGCCTATCGAATACAGATTGCTCTTCTTCCGCGGACAATTGGGTGTTCATACGTTGCAATGCTTCTGTAGATGCCTCTCCTGAGCCATACAACCCAAGAGATGCCATCTTTCTATTTACAGCCTTCTCCCCTTCCTTTACTCTCCATTGATACCATTTTGAACCTGGTGTTAATGTATCTTTATATTGGTCAAGTAAATCTAACCCTAATTTCCTATAGGGTTCATACATACCGATCGCTTTATCGTATTGTTCCCTATATGCTTTTGTCCCTTTTTTCGTTACATCTTCAATCCCAGATGAAATCAGATTACCATATTCATCATAAATGTCTTCTGCCGATGACAGTCCCTTTTTAGCAGCAGCAGCACCTAACATCGAACCTATAACACCAAACATATTCTGTACTCCTTATCCAATAAAATGGATTGTCATATACATTGCATCTGTAATCGTATTTCTATTACTACCGTGATCGTGCCAAATATAACCTTCTACATGGTCATTTGCTGCTAATTTTAAATCTTTGCTTATTAATACCCGCGGGGAAGCCGCAGCATTCGGAGAATAAGCATTATTATAACTTACAATTGTACCATTAACATAAATAGCAACGCGTACTTCTGCCCCGTCAGCAAGAGATACAATACCCCCCAGAATATCAACATGATAATTGCCAGCTATTGGGGCAAGGTAATCATTGTTTGTAAGCGGATCAAAATCATTATCTAAATAACTTGCGGTAAGGCTATCTAAAGTTATTTTTGTCCATGTTGAAGTCGTTACGGTTATAAATCCAGCCCGATAAGCAGATGCCCCGAATTCTAAAGCTTGATGTATGTCTGTCCCTGATATTACAATATTATTCCCACCCGTGTATGCCGTAGCTGCCGTTATCCATCCATCAAGCTTACCACTCCCATCAGCAATAGGTATTTTGCTTGCCGTAGGTGTAGCGGTTGCGTTTGCAGGATTTTCACTTACCAAAGATGATGCATTTAATGAAGCATATCCACTGGCCGCACCCTTTTCAGATTCTTTCTGATATACATCATGTGGGTCAAGACCGTCTACATGCGCACTAATATTTATGTCTCTAGATGTTCCGCTACCGGAAACCGCAACAGGGGCAGTTGCCGTTATTGTACTCAAATAATTAGAACCGCCTGTAAGTTGTTGATTCAAATGTTTACTTGCATCATCCATGTGGTCGGAAATCTTCTTCATATTATAATTAGACACATGCTTAGTCTTAGAAGAATCAGTAGAAGAATCGTCAACCTCTTCAACATCAGATAATTCCTTGTGAGAAGTCACAGCAATGGCATTATCACGCAATGCCCTAAACCAACTTTCCACATCTTTCTTATCTGTAATATCTCTTGGAATATCTCTCATTAATATATGAATCCCCAAGCAGTGACATAAATACTTGACCCGCCAGATGTCGGTATTGCATTTGCTATTACTTTTAATCCTTTATTGGCTGTACCGCCTACGCCCATAAGCATGGGAGATGTATTTGTAAAATTCAAACATGATGTACTTGCCGAAGTGCCTCCATCAAGTCCATTTATATTGCTCCCTATTGTTGTGTAATTATTTTCCCCCAATCCAGCTTCTTTTATTCTCACGAAAACAACATCTGCATTGTCTTTTATTGCAACATTACCAAAACTTCCACCAGTCCATGCCGCACCAGGATTAAACACAAGGAAACCTGTCAAGTAAAGAATCCTGTCGTCGGTAACATCAGTGTCGGGTATTATTTCAACAGATGTATCTGCTGCGGCTTTAGTAAGCTGAACAGTTTCGTGAAAAAATCTCTTTGTATGTTTACCTGTATCATTATCATGCTCTACTTTAAAAGTAGTTTGCAGACAAGAGATACTTTCTCTTATAGCATTATTAAGATGTTTTAATTTTGTCGAACCTTCTGCGACATTATCAACATCTAAATCTGCAATTTTTTCACCATCAAATGCTGGATCAGCCATATTTTCTCCCTATCTATCTAAAATGTCAGCATCTTCTTCAATATTGACTATGATAAAATCTGATTCATCAGAATATTCAATCCTGTATTGTCTATTCCTGTATTGCCCTAAAGCATGTAATGTTTTTACCATTTCGGTATCACCTACGTTGCCCAAATCAATATCCCTACCATTTGACCAATCTGGCTTATTGTCGTCTCTCCAACTAATATGACATCTTGGATTCTGAGACAATGCTGTATCTGAACCACGCTTTAAAGTTATCATCAACCTATTGCTTTGCTTATACTGATTTGTTCCATGTGAAACATGCCCCGAAGTCCATTGTAGCCGTATAGGATTGTCACCGTCTTTATAGTAATCGTTCCTGATTTCGTATATAGTGCCATTGTTTATGTCACCAACTAGATGCTTACCCCATTGCGGAATGTATGTATAGCAATTACCTCTCCATCTCGAATAATCAGCCCTAGCCGTATCCCACGAAGCCCATTCACCCTGAAATCTGTTTAGTCTTGAATCGAAAACATAAGTTTTGCCATCCGTTGGAAAAGAGAATACATAAAGCATATTTCCATCCACGGCGATATTGTCCGCGATAGTGTCTTCGATATTCTTTATTCTATGCAATTCCTTATCCCAAGACACGCTCATAACCTGGGGATTTCTACCAGAAAGGAATATAAGTTTGCGTTCATGGTCTAAAAACATAAATCCACCGTTCATGGGTACAAGAGAATCGGCTGCACCCAAGCCCCGGTCAATGTCGAGTCCGCCTATTTTACTAAAAGGTGACACACCATCGTTTTGCCAGAATTCTATTGTTTTGCTACCGAAGGCAGTTATTTCTCCTCTTTCCGTGGCAAAATTTACAATGTTATCACTTTTAGATTCAGCCCTAAAGAAATTAAGCGCCGACACATTCAAGGGTTCGCTTACTTCAGAATAAGTAAGAAAATCGTCACCTTTGTTATTCATAAGCATGTATGTGTCTATCATGCCCAAATTGGTCACGCTTGTAGGGGCGTGTTCGTCAGGCATATAAATAGTTGAATCCGTATAATCATAATCCACATCCAGATTGCCTAAATTACCATCTGTACTTCTTTCTGCAAGATCGGGATGGTCAATATTTTGCTGTAAATATTGCAAGAAGGTAGCATAAGCCACAACCTTACCACCATTTGCCATATACACAAAATCATAGTCCTCCGCAAACTTTACCCTTCCAGAAGATTGAAGTTTGTCGCCTGTTATATTTTTTATTGTACCGTACTTGTCTATCGTATATATCTTTTCACCAGAAGCGGCAATGAGTAAATTCTCTTTTTCCCAATTATAAACACCAAGTATAGTTCCCATATCAAGCGATACGAAGTTCTTCAATCCCCAACGTCTATGGAGCGCCCCAAATCTTGAAATAAACCCATTGATAAGGTCGCAACCAGCCCCATCAACAAGGACGACTCCATCTTCATCTTTGTTTGGCTCTGAATTTAATGGAATCTTTACATTTGGCATTACATTCCCTTTGTTATGCTATTAGCAAACCAACCTGTAGCACTGCCTTGATTAAAATAGTCATACACATACAAATCTCTCTTTGCTACCGCGGTACTTACTGCCGATGTGCCATAGATATTGTTTGCCCAAGTTACCGTATGCGTTGCACCTGATGCACCTTGTACAAATAACAATTTTACCTGTACATTATTACTAGACTGGCCGCTATCCGGTGTATGATTACTAAACTCAATATATTGAGATGTGGATGTCGCAGCAGTGTAATAAAAAACATTACCATTGGCAAGATTGCAAGTAATTGAACCGCCGCTGGCCGTAACAGTCACAGGCATATTGTATTTGTTTCCATAAGCATTTATACCACTCAACACAGCAGATGTGCTTCCATTTTGGAATTGAAGCAAATCCGCTGTTTGTGAATTATTCGTTTGCACTCGGATAGTTTCGCCTGTGGTATCTATATTGTTTTTGAAAAGGAAACCCCCGAAATATCTTTGTGAGACGTCGGCATAAATTCCATCATACGGATCAATAAATAAATACTTACCCTGAGATGGGTCAAGATGCTTAAATAATTTCCCTCTTGCATTTGTTTCGGTATCTCCCGACACGAAAGTATTACCAAAAGCAGTTATTTGAGAAGAAGTCGTACCGCAAAGTATAGGATTTCGTGTCGTTACTGCCCCTGTAAACGTATCCCAAGAATTAGAGCCTATGTCAAATCTATTATCTACAATAGTCATACCAGTGCTACTACCGAAATAAATACCTAATTTCGTGAAATTATTAAATTCATTGTTCTGGATAGTGGCCGAATATCCCTGCCCTGTTGGGTCGTAATATTCATATACATTCGTACTTCCTTTCATTTTGCAATTCCTAACAATGAGCTTTATGACTCTGCCAGTTCCAGATACATCATTGTGTAAAATATTGTAATAAATTCCAACAAATACACAATTATCAATTATTGGATTTTCTATATCACCATTACCGCCAGAGGCATTAAATCGTATACCATATTGGCCAGCACTGCCCCCCGCGGTATTCTCAATCCAAAGCCTTTCTATTAACACATTATCAGCATTGCCTTCGATGTCAATTTCGCTACCACCTGCAACGGAAGACTGTATTTGAAAATCACTTAAATGAACCGATACAGTGCCAGATATTTTCATTACAGTAGCAGCATCCCCGTTAGTGAATATGGTTTCTTTTGTACTTTCGTTATCCTTACTGATTACACCCCTAATACTCACGCTTTTATTAATCGTAAAGGCATCCAAAGGAAATGAACCCGAAGGGACAACAACATCTTGCACGCCAGCATTTATTGCAGCCGTTAAATATGTAAGATTGTTTGCTTCCGATGCCGTTGTGGCAAACCCCCACCATTGCGGATGTACTTCTTTAACATAAAGAGGATTAAGAGTAATATCAGTAGTCGTAAATCCATCAAATATCAATCCATCATGCGTATCTAAATTACCATTAATTGTTAATGTTGCCCCTGACTTTGTGAATTTACCAGCCCTAGAAACTTCCACAGTAATATTTGACGGAATTGTAGTATTTGTTCCCACAGATACATTTGACCTTATTTCTAGTATTGCATTATTAGAAGCTATCGCAGTCACAGCAGCCCCTAAATCATTGTAATCAGATACATCATATCGGCTGCCGTCTCTATTACCGATGTAGATATTGTCCACAGTAAACAAGGTCACATCTGCTGAATTTTTAACCGTAAATTTATACCAACCATCACCATAACAAAGCTTTTTACCATACGTATCAAGCTTTATTGGTGTACCAGAAGCAACAGAACCATTTGCAAGCACAGTTGTCTTATTCTTGTCACTCCATACATTCTTACCAGTAGTTAATCCAGCCGAATAAACTTCTATCTTACCACCAGAGAGAGGATTACCCTTTGTATCATTTAATCCATTCAAAATAAAATCGATCTGTGTGGCTGTGTTGGCTGGATAAGCACTGCCTATGCAAAATATTATACCTGAGAATACAAGCGAGATTATTATTGATATTTTAAGAGATTTCATATTAATTCCTCATTGCTGGTACAAAGCAAGTAGTTTCGTTTGTCTCTCTACTATCACCAAGAGCGTAAAAGAAAGCTTCTTCTGCATCCCTTCTCAATAATTCCCTGTCTGAAAGTTTACGTCCATATTTATAACTCATTGAATAAGCTAATTGTAATGTTACGGCATTGACAAATTTTACATCAAAATCTATGGCAGTTTTTGTAGTGTCGAAATCCCTTATGCGTCTTTCTTCAAGATAATGCAAAACAAGAGTTGTATCGTCTGGCTGAGGCCACAAATAAACATGCGGAATAGGTTTTTTTACAAATACCAACATTGTAGGTGTTCCAGTTGTGGTTTTATCAGCCATGTCGAAATATTCATCAATAACTACAATGTCTAAAGTGGTATCAGTGCTTCCGTCTCTGATAAATGCTTTCTTTATATTTGTCACTGAAGCAGACAAATCGAAATCTCCTATCGCGGTATATGACGATCCGCTTACCCATGTCGTACCACCACTACCAGTTTTCTTCCATACAGATGTATAGTTAGCTCCGGTTATTGGTTTGTTTGTACTGGATGCTGTATGCCCTTGAATGCAAGTATATGTTTCTGCGTCCGTACCTAATTTTTTACTTGAAGCCGTAAATGTCTTCTGACTCCATTGCTGTAGCCATACCATCATGCCTCTTGTTTGCAATGCCTTCATTACGGCATTTAATCTCACGTTTGCAAATTCCACTTGGTTTGAGGTAGGCTCTTCGCTTTCCCCGACAACTGCCAATATTTGTAAAGCATCCTTAATTATATCGTATCTTTTAACTGTCCAATCGCTGGTAGTATCTGCCGTAGAATAAAGCGCAAAGGTTTCGGCTGCTGTTAAAGGCGTGGCATCAGATGTTTTGAAGAATACATGACCCTCAAAATCATCGTCTATTTCTGAAGGTGTTACATAATAAACGGATTCGACACCTGCAACCACTACAACCTCTGTTACTCCCGTGGTTGTCCAGTCGGTATCAATTGTGCCGTCTTTTTCTATTACTTTATAAGATACAGTTTTGCCCGAACCAAAACCATGAGCAAAAACAGGTGTGCGTATATTGAATCGTTCTGAAGAAGTCCAGGGTGCCGCATCGTTTGTTTTCCAAATTACCGCAAATTGTGTCCCTGTTGCGAAATCTGATAAATCTATTTGATATGTTGATTCCCCAGCAGTCGAATCAATAACTCTCTCGGTTACATCGGTGGATGTGAAATCAAGGATAGTATTACCATCCTTATCGAGAAGCATATAGCTGACAGTTTTACCACTACCAAAACCATGAACACTAATCAGCATTTACTAATCTCTCCTGAATGGTTTTTCTCGTATTCTTTTCTTTATATGTTTCTGTGGGTCATACTCATCTAAACAATCATCACATACAATAGCATTTGTATCTGCTTCTTTTTGTAATTCATTTCTTAAAAAATCAAACCCGCATCTGTCGCATTCTCTTTTATAAGTCCCTCCCTGATACCTACTTTTTGGATATTGTCGCATTATTTCAAAATCTTTTTATAAGAACCAATATCTTTTACAGTTGTCGAACCAGCCGTATTAGTTTTCCATCCTGTTCTTATCCTATCGGCAGTATGTGTTCCTTCATAAAAATATACCGTACTTGTTGCGGTAAATTCATTAGTAACCACAGTATACCAAGTAGTATTTGAACCTATGCCTATTTCTATGGTAGCCGAAACAGTTCCTCCGGGATACGTAACAAGACTAAGCATTTCTGAAACAGAAGTCATTCCTTTGATATTTACGCTTCCAGCAGTTGAAGATGTTCCACTGGCATCATTATAAATGTAAGTTCCCGTACCAACAACTTTAGTAATATCTGTGGAATTATGTCTAGTCACCTCCTTTATTAATATTTGTCCATAGGATGAAAAATCAGATGAAATTGTATTTTCAACAGTAGTTGTTCCAGTTATGCCATTTTCAGTAAAAGCATAAACAGCACTTGGAATAAATACTATTAATGCAATACAACATAATTTACTGAGAACTTTCATAACTTTCCCCTAATAATGGGGAGGGGTCTATTTTACCCCTCCCCGTTTAGATCAAACTAATCCAAAGATACTGGTGATAATACTGCTGATTTGTCTACTGCGCTGACACTGTAATTCTGATAGGAAAACATCGAGCCAGGATCAACCGCACCTGTACTTGAACCAACATTGGAATGATATACATTGCCTGATAAAATTCCAGTACATGCACTGTTTAAATCCAATGCAATTACAGCACTTTTCTGATTCCTTAAAAAGTTATCTTTGATTAATAAATTAGTAGCAACCGCCCCACTTGGATTGCTTATTGTTGCACTGCCATAATTACCGTCAATCCAGCAATCACTCACCACTAGCTGCGCTGCTGTATCGGAAATATTAATGGCAGCTTGTGGGCTTGCTGTATTTGCAACAACTTTTAATTTATTTATTACAGTAGCAGCAGAAGTACCTACGTCTATTGCCATATTACACTGCCCGCTCGAATCAGATTGTAATATTTCACAATCCTCTAAGGTAGTATAATTTGCATCAATGTCTATACCTGTCGAAACACTACCTGCGCCTGTCATATCAAAGTACAGATTCTTAAATGTATTGTTGTTCCCTATGACCTGGATTTTGGTAGAGTTTGTTCCCCAAGTAAATGTGGGTCTATTAGAACCTACCCCCAATCCTACAATAGCAACTCCACCTGTGCTCATGGTGATAGACGTATTGCCCATATCTTCGGTATGACCAGGCTTTACCATGATAATATCACCATTATTGGCAGTCACTTTATTACTTAATACATAAGTAATCGTAGCGAATGGTCTTTCTGGCGTATCTCCTTTATTGCTATTGCTTGCATTTGCAGTTCCAGAACCAACCCAATACACATTTCCAGAATATGTATTGAGTATTGACATACCTCTAATGCTTATGCCATTCGGAAACCCTTTGGGATAAACTGATAATTCAGCAAATGCAGGTGTGGCAATACAACCCATCAGCATGATAGAGGCAATTAGCTTCTTAAACATTTTTTATCCTCCTTATGCTCCTGCATTACCGTAAACAGCCCGTGGGTCGTCCCATGTAGGCACTCCTCTTGCTACAACTTTGAACTTTGCATTCTCAGAATCAAAGTCATTGTCCCTGGTAAACTTTGGTCTCTTATTAATATGGAATATTAATCCATTTGGCACATCAGTAATAATGAACCAAGCATCAGGGTCGGTCAAAAAATGATTTATGAAATATGGTACTCTGCCTTTTGCCGGATTCACTGCATTGTTTGCAGTATCCGGGTCAAGGGTAGAATACAGCAATGTAGTAGCAGCCCAGTCATTTTCGTTAGCAATTACCAATTTCTTGGCCATTACCGGAAACACATTCCCTGCATCATCAACATAATCGCCTATATCAATCATTGCCTGCTCAAACGATGTCGGGCTAAGGTCAGCATGATTTGTTGGACGATTCTTAAAAGAACCGCCACCGCGATATAACACATGGTCTGTTGCGCACAAAACTTTGCCATCACCACCAGTATAAGAAGCATTGAAAGCCCTATTCAAAACATTCGCTGTTATGATATTCAATGTATAGGCAGCAGAACGTGCCAACATTGCCGGAGCCTGATTAATGCGGTCATACTGGTCAAACTCATACATTTCTTCTGTAATTATCACACCAAGACCATAAGTTGTGTGAGTGACGCTATGCTTTGCACCTTGATACATAGTATCATAGGTTACGCCTTGCCCCTGACCTTTTTCGGTCATCAGACCAAGACCTGTGATATTCAACGAATGTTCCGTTAATTTCGTTGAATTACGGACTTCAAATCCACTCTGTACCCACTCTTCCGGGTGTTTTGGATATTCATCACCAAATATCTTAAATAACCCAGGTTCTAACAATTCTCCAAAATTACCTGTATTTATAGGCATAGTTTATCTCCTTATACACCTGCCGAACCAGCACCCTTGTAACGATGCTCATTGAAAATGACTTCTAAATCACAATGTTCGCCCCAGTCATTATTAGGTTCGCTTACTTTACCAATAATTAAAAATTGTGCCGCTGTGGTAGCCACTGTTAAGCTTAATTCGTGCCCAGATTGCAATGTGGTCGTATTACCACTACCAGCAACATGGTCAGCACAAAGCCCTACATCAGCAGCCGCAATAGTACCACCAGTTTGTTGCTGAATACCAAAAACAATGTTAGGGTCATCATAAATCAAAATTTTCAAGCCCCCAGCACTGGCTGAATCGTTCTTATGCTCTGCGGCAAAACCAATGGCTGCCGTTGCATCTCCCGCTTCTGAAACAGCTACAGTTCCATCATCAGCAAGTTCAACTTGATCGCCTTGATAAACCCGCGCACCAGTTGTCAGTGTGTAAGGGTTCGACCTTATCTCGCCACCACACAAATGACGGATAGGATATCCGCCTCTTGGATCATCAGTATTTGCCATAATTTACCTCCTAAACTTCGACTAAATGTTCATTTTCTTCTTGTGCTTCTTTCGGTTCATACGTTTGTATGCCGATTTTCCTTAAATCTGCTTTTGCTTGTTTCTTGGGGTCCATTGAGCGTTTTGCGTAATATTCATCTCTGCCTTGTGCTACCTCTTCCGGTATACGCATAACGATTAATTCTCTAAAGCGTGTCGTACCGTCAATTTTATGTCCATCTTCAACGGTCGCTACGTGTTCCATTTTTTTGGAAAGTTCCTTGTCTACAATCCAGCCCTCTTCAACTTTCTTTTGTATATTGCCTGGAGAACGTGTGTTGCAGGAACGGTATCTGAATCCAGGAATCTTCAGATGTTCTGGGATACTAATGCGGCTTGCAGGTTGCCAGGGCTTAGTAACCTTATGTTTCTTTTTTACTTCTGTTGGTTGTTCTTCTTGTGCAGAAGTATTGGTATCGGTATCATTTTCGTTGGTTTCGATTACATATCCACCTTCGCCATGCTTTACTACTTTGCCTTTTATGCGTTCTTGTCTAACTTTATAATTAGCTTCTCCGGCAGTATTAAAAGGCTTTCCGTCTGTATTGAATATAAATGACATAATTATTTTCTCCTATTTTTAGCAAGTAATTGTTTTTGTTCGTAATACTTCTTGGCTGCGTCCGGGTCGCCAGGGAATTGACTTCTTGCTACATGCAATTCTTCAGGCGATAAGTCGATTTTATCTTTACCTCTTTCTTTGCCTTCATCACCAACACCTTCTACAGGAGGAGAGCTTTTATTTCTTTTCTTATATCCGTATTTTTCTTCAACTTTCTTCTTAACCTCTCTCAATCTTTCTTGCAGAGAACCCTCAAAAGTATTCTGTAATTTCCTATCAAGTCCTATGGCAGTAGCAGCCATGTATTCATCATAGTTCGGAGATTCAGGATTAAACCATTCTGTGTTTTCCTGAAAATCCTCTAGTGCTTTTTTCTCATTTGTGAAAAGAACCTTTTTTTCTACAATCTTTTCAATATCTTCCTCTTTTATAGTTTCCTTTTTATGTGGGTTTGAATATATTTTGTCCCTGAGTTCGTCCATCTTGTCTTCTATATCGGCAATCTTATCCCATTCTTGATTCTTGACAAGCTCCCTCTTCTGTGCCTTTAATTCTTTCAATTCTTTATTTACATTCTGCGGCGAATCAGGGGATGTATTATTCTTAAACACCTCCATCATTTCGTTATTATGCTTACGGAGAGCATCTAAATCCTTTTCTAATTGTTCGTTTCGCCTTTTGGCCTCTTTGGCCTCGTAATAAACCTCATTCCATCGTTTACTGCCTTCGCGTGGTTCGTTTTTATGTTCTTTCTCCGTAGTATTATCTTCGGGTTCTTTTATTTCTTCCTCTTTTTCTTCAACAATATCTTGCAGAGTTGCCGTTCCACCCTGTTTTTCTTCTTGCGGCATGTTATTGCTCCTATAAAAAGTTATTTACAAAATAATATTTTCAATGTTGGTATATAATCCACTCATGCCTATCATGGCTAATTGCTTTGCCAGATAAATTCTTATGATACTTTAATTTACAACCATCACTATATTTCTTGACAACATAATCTTCTTTTTTGGTTTCAACATAGTGAATATCTTTTTTGTGTTCTCCAAGATCAAAATCTTTTTTTCCTGTTTTTTCCATGGATTTATAACCCAAAAAATTTGCGTATAAAATAAAAAAGCCCGGATTGATGACTTATCGGTAGCTGAAACAAGCAATACCAAGCATCAATTCGGGCTTCTAATACTATTACTAGATAGAAACTAAGCGAATTTAGTTATTCGATTATTGTTTTTATACTTTTACATGTCTCCCATAAAGGTTTTCAGACATATACATTTCTTTTGGTTTTCCCTTGTCGGTAACAATATACCAACCATCGGTATCTGTTAATCTTTTATCACATTTCATTGGTAATGACTGGTCTACAAAAAGGGGCAATTTGTCCACTTTTTTGGGATTAAAAAAAGCCGGTATTGCAAACAAACTTCCAGCCATTGCACCTAAATACTTTAAGAAATTACGCCTTGTTGTTTTCATAATGCTTACCTAAATATTCAATAAATGGAGGAATATACAATTCTGCCTTAAATTTTGATGTATGACATACTGCATCATAATCTCTATCGCTTTGTGTTAATAAATATTTCTGATAAAGTTGTTCTATTTTCTTTATTGTGTACATCACACTTACCTAAATATTAATTTCGGGGAAATACTTACATCTGAAATTCCACCGTTACGGCAATTTATCTCAGAAATTATTTTCCCTGTAAATCTCACGTCGATATACTCTTTTTCTTTAAGAAAGTCAAGAACTTTATTATTTAATTCGAGAATTATTTTATCTTTTTCCATATTTATTCATCCACACACGCACCCGCAACAAAACCTATACCAAAAATAAAAGCTATACATATAAATATTGGACTTAATAATTTAATCGTTTCCATGTTTATATTTCAACATATCCACCCATACAAGTATTTTTTAATGTATATACACCTCTTTGGAAGTCACAGCCTATATCCATATAAAGTGTTTTTTCGTCCCACATATCCCCAGGCAATCCAATTACAGTTGTTTTTTGTTTATCAAATCCATTTTCTATCAATATAGCAATACTGTTTGCGCAAACAATCCTTGCCGGTGGCACTTCTCCCCAATCTTTAATAATAATACTTATTTCGTCAAATAATTTCTGGCGGCGTTCCATTTCCGTTGCAGAGCCAGTAGTTTTTGAAATATCCAATGCTTTTTTAAATTTATCTCTATTAAATTCTCCTGAAATAAGTTCATTCAATATTTTATTTCTTGTGACTAGACATGGATACTTTTGAGCAAAAGACAATACATTACTAATCCATTTAGGTACAAGGAGAATCTTATTTAATTCGATGATTTTCTTGTTTTCATCCATTGTCTATTTTTATACTTACTGGATTATCAAAGTTACAGTAAGCACCACTTGCAATACCTTGAACAAAGGGTTTAATAATTATCCTTATAAAATCATCTTGAAAACATGAATCATACTTCTCTCCAATTCTCCATCCAAGCGATTGTATTTCTTCAGGCGTGGCAGACCAAAAGAACTCAAATGCAGCACAACTCAATTCTGTTTTTTCTAAGTCGTTCATAATTTAATGATTATATTTAACCCATTTCCAACCAGAGGACTTACCATCAACTTCGATCATGTAATTAAGCTTGCAGCCGTCTTTGTATTTCCTGGCAACCTCTCTGCCTCCCTTTTTAAATTCAACGTAGCCTTTATCGTCTTTGTGAAATCCAATATCAAATACCATGATATGAGGTAGTGGATTTTTGAATGATTTTACAGTTAAATTACGAGGGACATTACCTTCATAAAATAATATATCTTGAGTATGCGTAACTTTTTTCTTTCCCATAATTATTTCCCCTTTTTGATAATACCCAAAATATCATCCTCACACATAATTATATACTTCTGTTTATTCCTTTCAATTTCCGCACCTGAATATTTACCCCAGAAGATTTTATCCCCAACTTTAACGGCTGATACTTCATCGCCAATGGCCATAACCTCGCCCTCTGTTGCCTTCATAGAATTTGCAGTTTCGGGCACATAAATTGAGCCTATCTTGTCCACTTCGACACGCTTTGCAATAATCCTACTGAACAACGGTTCAATATCTAACATTTATTCTCCTTTAATTTTCTTGGTTTTGTAACTATTGTAACAGGATTTTTAATATCGCCATTATAAATCGGCTCATATTTTTTACCATCATTTATATTCCCACCTTTTAATTCTCTTATACGCTTCATATTTGTTTATTCTCCTTTTCCTTTATGTGTTTAGTATCAATATGTCTATCTTGCATTTCCTGTAATTGGTAAAACCAGGCAATCCACATTAATTTTTATTCTCCTATTCTATTTGTAATTAGATAGAATAGCTTCCCAACAAGACAAATACTATCTACCACAAATGGAAGGTTATTTTCTTGCCGGGTTGAAGCTATTCTATCGTGAATCATCATTAAAATAAATGTTATTTAATCCTGGTTCTAAAAGTTTATTTATTGGTTGTTGATATATTTCCTTATACCTTTTCCTTAAAAATACCATACAAAAACATCTAACAATTTCATCTTTTGAAATTAAATATAACCTTACTAATTGGAAAATTGTAAATCCAAGTAATATAAAAAATCCAATTGGTATATTTGTACTATTTTCCATTATTCTCCTTTCTCTTTTATCAAATCAATAACATAGTCAATCTCGAGGATACGTCCCCGTCCTGACTCAAAATCTTCCTTTTTGCCATACACTGTTACTTCTAATTGTCTTTGCTTTTCGCTTTCAAGTTCAATCAGGAATTGTTTACTGCATGGGCTGCATAGCCATTCCTGCCATTCTTCCTTGCTCGGCTCCATTCATACCTTCTTCCATTTGTTGATTTTCTTTTAGATACTGCATCGAAAGATGTTCGCGATTATGTTCTTCTAGCAACTTCTTACCATGAGGCGTTAATTGTTCATACCAGACACTTTCCATAAATGACTGATGTGCATCCATGTGTTGTAAATGATCTTGTTCTGGCAAGGCATGTACGCCCTTTTCCATGAGAATACTCGCGTGCTCTTCTTCCGGGGTCATGTCGGGTTGTTCTTGCGGCTGTGGTTTAGGTATTTGTATATCGAATATTTCATTTGCTTCAAATAGTTTCTTGGTTACTTGCCATAAAACCATTTTATCTTGACTTAATAATGGATTTGCAATTGCAATTTCATAAGCAGTTTTTGCTTTTATAAGTTTCTCTGCGCGGGATGTTATACTAGGATCGCTTACCGGGATAACATCATACTTATTCATAAAGTCTACTTTGCCGGAAAATTCATATTGGACTTCGTCAGCAGTGGAATCCTGCACATAGAAATATACTTTTTCATCTAAGTGCATACTGTTAAGTATGGCTATTTTCTTTAATTCCTTTTTAAACGATCTGTGATTGCGTTTGTGAATGACAGAGAATACTTTCATGCCTTGTTCCATTACAGCAAGCATAGTCGTGGCTGTGGTGTCTGAAGGTGGTAATTTACCAAGAAGGGAGTCAGACACAGAACTTATTTCTTTTGAATATTGCTGTAATAATCCAAGAACAGTGAATAACACTGCGGAAGGCGGCTCGGCTTTAAATTGGAATATATCTTTTGCAAAATCAGCAGACGTTGCATCTACTTCAACAAACTCCCCTAATTTTGCTCTTAATTGCCCCTTCTTTAATCCACTACGCTTATTAATAAAGCCACTCATAGCAAGCACATTGGCTAATGTACCAGAATCTATAAGCTGATTCAAGATTGTATTAGCAGCCTCATTCAGCCCCTGCATCATTGCCCCAAAACCAAATCCACACCAGGATTCAGGGTTAGGAATAAAGGGATATGCTGTGAAATATTCAAATGTTTCTGTTTCTTTTGTTAGTGGGTCTTCGTAAAAACGTTCAACGATAGAAAGCACTGTTCCGGTATCGTATTCCACCGTTACAATATAAGGTTGTTTAGTCTTTCCTTTGCCTAAATTTAACAACCTATGTTGTTCTAAAATAAAGATTGTATCTTCAGATTCGGCGGGTTTTGTTTCTCCGGTTGCCTTATCCACACTATCAGTAATTTTGGAAAATATATTGGATTCATCCGTATCTGTAGCCTTTAAATCCTCTGCATCTTTATTATAAATACCAAGTTCTATTCTTTTATTTACTTCGTTTAATGATAAAGTAAAACAATGTGTTTTCCTTAACGCATCTTCTAATCGGCGACATCTGTAAGGAGCAACGAATGATGAAACACTCAGAAGTCTACTTGTAATACGTCCAATAACGGCATCGTAATATGTCTTTCTTACAGCAACACCATAAATAGGCTGCAAAACTAACAAATTATCTGATTCTTCAGGCCATTCTTCCATCTCTTCGGTTAATTGATAATTCAGATATTTAGAACCTCTTTTACATGAGTCTACTGATTTCCCATCGGTAGAAAACATTTTTGCTATTTCCCGCGCAGCAAATAGGGCATCGTAAGCCCTGGCCTGATATTGTAAGATAGATGTGCCCAGCAACGGTATATGCACATTTGCACAATCTTCCCACGGAAATGTTTTCTTTGCCCTGAATCCGGTAAATAGTTTAAACCATTCAGCGCCATTTTTTATCCACTCGGAACGTGATTCAACGTCCTTGTCAAAATCTTCTTTAACAAGAGTTCCGATTTTTTTAAGTTCGTCTTTATCTATTTTGTTTAAGTCTATTTGCATTTATTTTTCAACTTTATCTAAACCATGACTTACTAAAATACCCTTATTCCAGGCATCTCTGGCGATGTCCTTTATAATATATTTTATAGTATTTGGATAATTACTTATTCTGTTTTTGTAATTCTCTTCAAACCAATCTTCAAATTCCCTACCCCAATCTTTCCACGGGAAATTTGTCATATTAATTCTCCTTATGATATTTCGTTTAAATTTACTACTTTTCTAATTTCGAGACATTCTATTAGAGTTTTATCAGTAATATATAATACAATTCCTTTGCCTTCTAGTTCTAAACGAATTTCCACTTCTCCAAAAGCTGTATATTCCTTTTCATTTATTTCTCCTGGTTTATTTTAATGCCTCTTTTTTAACCATTTCCAATATTGTTTGTTCCACCATTTTCTTATACCCTATTTTATAATTAATTTTCCGTTCTACTTTCCAAATAAAAAACGCAATTATTATAACTAAAAATATAGCACCAATTGGAATTACAATTCTAGTATTCATTTTAATATCCCGTAATTGGATTTCTTATCGTAGCAACACAATAGGCATCTTCATCATCTTCGTCTTGTCTTGTATTCTTTCTGAAATCATCATCGTCTACTGAAACACTCATAGCCAACACATCGGATTTATTCGTGCTCTCTCCGCCCAATGCTTTTCTGATAAGTTTCTTATCAATTATGGCTCTTTTACCATTTTTTTCACATGATTGCAATGCCAATAATTCATTTGTCAATTCATCGTCATCCGGTATTGATATTAATTTGTCTTGGAAAATATCTCTTAATTTAAAATAATCTTCAGCCCTTTTGTTATAATATAAGTCACTTCTTATGGCCGTATTTCTGCTATCGTAAGGGACAATTCTCCATCCTAAATCTTTTCTTAAACTACCAATAACTGCCCACCCAAGATTCCCAACATCGCCAACCATTGCATCGGCTTCGTCTTTTAAGAAATTAGTTCTTGCCCATTGAGTAACTTTATTACTATCGTTTTCTTTATTAACATCAAAGCCAAAATCTTTGAAATTATAACCACGCCTTGAACCAATAACAGAAGGATCGCCGCCACCACCAACGTCAAATGATTTTATTAATGGATCATCATCGGTATATGCTATTTCTCTAGTCTTTGCATCTTCAATCCAATCAGCAGGAATTAAGGTATCTGTGTCGGCAAGAGGGGGGAGTCCTAAAACTGAAATTCTATAGGGATTTGAATTTTTACCACCATATTTATCTTCAATTTCTTTATGTTTATCTTTATTTGTTATAATTTCAGATTCCTCTGCATTCCATCTCAAGGCAACCCATCTATCTTTGTCTTTATATTGAGTATCTATTGCATATCCTCTCGTGCGCTTTGGATTGAAAACTATAAACATTAAATTTACAGCGCCAGTCATTGTTTCCTCGAAATCTTTAAATACATAGTCTTCTACGTGAGAACCTTCATCTATGAAAAAGAAAAGATATTTCCCGTGTCTTCCGCTTATTGCTGCATTTCCAGCGTCACTTCCTGCGGGTTGTTTTCTCGATACGATTGCTTCCATAAACCATTCGGGATGCGCTTCGGTATCTTTACAGAAGCATTTTTCACTTTGTATTTCAAACATTTTAGTAAAGATTGTTTCATTGTCTTCATCAGAATATTTTAAAGCAAGATTTGCAACCGTTTTAAATCTTGACCAAAATACATTTTTAAGCTGAGTATCAGTATTAGCAGTAACAACTATACGACAATCAGGAAATATTGAAAGCAGTCTGGCAGCAAGCACAGCAAGCCAAAAATCTTTCCCTACTCCACGTCCGGCCATTATTGACACTCCGATTTTTTTAAGATATAGTTCATCTTGTTCGGTGAGTTTTATATTTAATTCTGGTCTTTGGGTTTGGGCAAGTTTTTTCAATCTTGCCATTATAAGTTTGTCTACTTCTTTGAATGCTTGTTCTTGTTGTATTCCAAGTCCTGTTTTAGTAGTAATATTCATACCTTCTGACAAGGCTTTGTTTGCAATATTTCTACCAAAATAATCTCTTGTCCAAACAACATAATCCTCGCGCCATAGCAATGCCCGTTGGGTTTCTTTCTCCTGTGCTTTAGCGTTTAATGTTTCAGTTTGCATTATGTTTATATTTTACCCAAACCCAGTTCTTGCTATTTCCATATTTATCAAACTCGTATCTCAAGACACATCCATCACCGTAAGACCTAACAATGGCTACCCCTTGTTTTTCTTCTTTATAGTCACAATCTTGTTTATGTGCGCCGAAATCAAACGGGGCAGCCATTGCGTAAGCCACACCATTAGAGCAATCAGAGTATATCTCTTTAATCTTCTCAGCCTTCTCAGGGTCAGGCAACACCTTCATTGCCGTTACCATCCCATCGCTTGTCTTGCGCTTGACCACAACGCATTTATCAGGGAATACATTGACTATGATTACACCATCTGTTACTGGGATTTTTGTTGTTTGGGCATGTTCGTTATCGAGGAGATGGTCTGAGGTCATATGCCTTACATAGACTTCTTCTTCATTGTGTGCTTTGCCTAAAAAATCATACCTTAGAATATCAACACCTTTAGCAATGCCACCAACCCCCATTGGAAGCATTCCTGCAATTGCCAACCATGTAGAGAGACTATTTGTTATTTTCATTGCTATTGCCTATAACATAAATATTATAGATTGTCAAGTATTAATTATTTAATCTGACATGCAACCTAGTTTTTTCTTACTATCCTCAGAATAACTAAAATCACCATAATATTTTGTGTCTTTTTTCCATTCTGTGGCATCGGATTCATATTTACTCGGACTTTTTACCCAATATTTTTTCCATTTCTTACCTATTTTGGGTTTGTTCCCATTGTCTCCAGTCTTAGAAGTATGGGTCTTTGCGCATAAATAATATTTTCCCGATAGCTTAGTAACAGAGAAGGTATTTGCACCTGTATAATTAACATAACTAGAAATCAAGCCCTCCAATTCTAATACGGTGTCTGCTGAATAACCATCACCAGAAGAGCCGGTAGTAGGATTAATTGTTATTGTTGTTGTCCCTGTAGCGATCGCTCCAATGTTTTTTGTAGCATAATAAATTTTACCGTATTCTTCAAATGCGTATCCATCAAAATTATCAGTATCCAGAATAGTTTCAAATGTATTATCGTCTCTTCTTTTTATGGGACGCAATACATTTGTTTTTCCCTTTTTCTCTTGCTGTACAAAATGGGTATTAAATTCTGCCGATGTTATTAAAACATAATAATTAACCGTTGAAGGTGGTATAATTCTTAGTCTAAATTTAAAATCACCATTCCTGTCAATAGGGGATGAATACATGCACTCTTTTTTGTGTCCATCTATTAAATAAGCAACTCCAAAGCCATCTTTAAATCTATTGTTTACCGTGGTATTATTACCAGTTATACTTCCATTGATTATCGCTGAAGTGGTTGTGTTGTTATAAATAATATCTAGTGTGTTCAGGGTTCCTTCGGTAACACCACCTGGATGTATAAATCCTTTGTATGCTGGCATTTGCATACGACTAAGGTTTCCAAATGTAAAATAGGAATTGTAATTCGTATTAAAGCTTTTAGATTGTGCTATCGGGATACCGCTGTAACCATTACTGTCAAATGGATGTCCCCATCCTAAACAATGGGCAAATTCATGTAATATTACTTCTCTTATATTGTAATATCCACCACTGTAAAACTTCCCTATATCGCCAACGCCGGATTCCTTACCGCCATTATCTGAATGTTTAAGCAATACTGAATTAATATAAAATGTTTTCCCTATTTGCGTATTTGGGTATCCCCGATAAACTCCATTAATACCCAGCCCGGCATAAGGATTATAAATATAAATATTGCCTGTATAATCCGAAGTAATTACATCGCTTGATTTGGTAAATGTTCTGTATGCTGAGGTATCACCATTTTCAGGAACAAAATTCAGCCCCCAATCTGCATCAAATATGGTAAATTGTAATAAATGTTCCCATATTTTAGCTGCATATTGAGCCATCGTGATTTTAACACTATCTAATTCCCACAATGTATCTAAGGCATTTTCGGAAATACTGAAATTGTCGCCTGTGTTTATATCTCCAGTGGCGGTATTAATGCCGAAAACCTTTTTTACGCTTTTCGATATAGAGACGCTTTTTTTAGTCCCATCATCTAATGTTAAATCATAAGTATTCTTATCGTCCCCTGTGTAAAAATAGATATACACCGTGTATGTCTTTGGAGTTGATGTATCATTCTCCAGCCTCATGTAATTCCCGTAATTATAATACCAATAAAAATATGGTAATCCCATTATCTATCCAATAAAATAATCTTCCCACAGCACGGGCATTTATAAGGATGCTTATCCGTCTCAATTTTCATTAAGGTGTTACAGTTTGGGCACGTGATTTTCATTTGTCTTTTGTAATTTTGCCGGTATTACAAATTCAGGCTTTGACCAAAAAACGACTTGGCCTCCACCTGGGTAAAGCTGTCCCTTGATTGTAAATACTAAAAGCCACCCATTTTCGTTCTTGAGCTGTAATGGAAATTTTTCACCAGATCTGACTTGATATACATAACAATTTGTCTTATCATCACGCTTGCTTGTCGGAAATATTCCACAATATAGCTTATCGTCAATCTTAGCGCCTTCAAATGTAGTTATACTCATAAATTCTCCTTCTATCACCCATTATTCGCTACTTTCTTTAAAGACTCGGCAGTCATAGGCCAGGGTAATATAAACCAATGGCTGCCTTATACTGCTTGAGTTTAATTGTTTTTTTCGCCTACTCGATATATCTTAATGGAAGGTGGATAATATAGAATCCCCTGTCTTTCGCAAAGCTTATTCGCACACGATATAAATCCTTGATCGTCTTTTATCATTAACCTAGCACACCTTTTACAGTGTACTTGGCAATATACTCCAGTCTCTTCACCGGAAACAACACTATCTCGTTTATGTGTCATTAAAACAAAATAACAAAATAGTGAAAGCCCAAGTCCTATTGCTGCCATGTAACTTGTTATTATATCCATAAATCCTCTTTTAATTACTGTCCCAACAAAGAAAAATTACATCTTTTGGCTTTGAATAATTATGATGATGGGCTTCTCCTGGGATGCTGTCTATGCATGCAATACAAGGCTCTCTCTTCATAGAGGATTCCCTGTTTATTCTTTTGCTTACTATATCCCTCGCTCTTGACTTCTCTATATTACTGGCTCTGTATTTCTTAATCCTTAAATACTTTCCCTTAGCCTGACACTCAGGTTTAGAACATATATAACGATTCTTTCTCGCTGTCTTAAACTGCTCTCCGCACACCTGACATACCTTATCAATGTCTGGCACCTTATACTTCAAATTAAGAAACTTCGTCATTGCCTTCCCTGCTTCAGTCTGTCTATATGCCTTCATTGCGAGGCGCCTATCCTCTTTATGGCACTCTACTGACTCACATAACGTGCGCCTGTTTATGTCGTAAGGCTTTACTTCTACCTCAACACCACATATCTTACACTTTATAATACTCATTATGTGTATAGTATATAACAATTATGTGTGATTGTCAACTGCCTTTTGAAATTTATTGAAATATCTTTTCAAATAAATCATACATAAATATTGCCAAATACCCTTCAGTTGTCATTGCCCACCATACCATAGTACCAAAAAATATTACTCCTAATAGAATCAAAAATATCTCTATCTTGCTGATTGACATTGAAACCTCTTTTAGAAATCATAAAAATTTTTCAGGTATGATACGATTAAAATTAATTATCGGTGTCCCCCCCCTACCCGGCCTGCCCTGTATCGGCAAACATCAACCACCGATAGACACTACCTTGTTTCCTTGGTTTGGTATTGTATACGTCTATTATGTGAGGTCTCAGAATAGTTATTACGTTACATTGTCTTGACAACCTGTGGTATGGTTGCCGGCATCAGGTACAATAGGTTGATTATCTGGAATAGGTGTACTAGATATTGTAGTTGCAGACGTAGAAATTATCTGCTGGTCTGCTCGTTGAAGCACAAGAGTGAATACATTGATGCTTGAATGCGCTTTGCCCTGTAGTTCCCGGCGTTGCTGGAATGTACGATCTATACCTGCACACATTTCAATTAGTCCTAACTTGTCATCGGACACGACCTTATCGTACATGCGCTTACGTAGAATACTACCGAGCACATAAAGTTCGTCAATTTCCTTGTCTTTTATAGAGGGTATGTCGAAACCAGAAGTATCAATTCTATTTTCTCTTATTGAATTATAAATGGCTTGAGGAGTTACATTTAGGAGTTTTGCAACATCTGATTTATTAATTTTACCGCTTGAAAGTAGCTCCGCTATTTTGTGTGGATCGGCTTTTGTTTTTTGTCGTGATAGTTTATCATACCATTCTTGCTGTTTTTTAGTCCGTTTTTTAATGGGCTTATCAACAGTATCAGTAGTCATGTTTTTATTATGATTTGTTTTTCCAGCTTATCTACAATTCCGCAAAGCGTGTCAAGTAAGATCAAGCGTTTTGCATTTGTTATGATATCATCAACACAGATATCTTTTATAATCAGTATTGCATTTCTGCATTTTACTAAGTTGGTAGAGTTGATGTATTCTATTTCGGTCATCTGATAGGGCACTCTCCATGACCACAACCTTTGCATGACTTACAGGCCGGGTGTTTATTTTGGAATTTAACATCATCCTGTCTTATGGGATTGTGGAAGGTTCTTTCAATATTGCCGAGGCCTTTGGATTTAATACCAAAAGTTATGGGTTTAGACTTGTACGTGATTTGCATTGTAGTTCTCATGGTAAATAACCTTTACTCTATTACAACCGGGATAAATTTCAACTATTTTAAGATCACAACAATTTTTCAGCAGGAATGTTAGTACGGTTTTAATCTGCTTATCCTTATCGTGGTTAGTCATTTTGTTCATATTCTTACGAGAGGTAGTTTGTTATTATAATTAGCAGCCCTCATGGGCGTTGCCTTCACATGGTTTATTAATAAATCAATAAACACATTTCGGATAAGCTGCCTATAGGCTACACTATTTGTTTTTGTTTGTCAAGGATAATTTTGTTACTATTTGATTTCCAAAGAATTTACCCTTATATAGAACGGTCTGCCCGCTCCGTTCATAACATCACAGTCAAGGCCTTCGCTTGCTCGAAGCATGAATGCTTTACGAGATGCTTGAGTCCGGTTAGAATATGAGATAGCACACATTCCGTACTTCGTTTCTTTTGCCATTACCGTCCACCCGTTATTAAGTTTTACTGTTTTCATTTTTCCACCCCATGATTAACCAATACATTCCTGGCCGCTGGCGTGAGCTTATCCCAATTAGTTCTAGCAATCCTTTTCCCCGTTGGTGTTGCATTGCCTTTGCAATTACGCCACCCTAGTAACTCAACAACTGCAATCCTTGTAAACTGCCCTGAACTATCCCATTTTACTACTTCTTTGACGCTTTCCATTTCACACCCCTTTTCAAAAAGATTAACCAAAATTAACTATCTTTTTATACTGCAATATCAATACCGTTCAGATAAATTATCAATTAAAATCATAAGTCCTTTAATATCAACAAATGTATTTTCGGTAACACATAGAACCGTAACCATTTCATACAGTTTTGCCATGTATCAATAAGTTACACCCTGTAGGCCTTGATTTTATTGTAATTATTGCAACTATGAAATGCTTATGGCAATACTTGTTTCACTTTGAAACACTTTTAGTGTGGCTGATTTATACCGATTTAATATGTCGAAAAAATACTTATGGCGTATTTACTGGTTTAGCGGGCGATTTGATAAATTTATCCTGAATGGTACGATTATTGTTATATATCCTAACGTGCAAAGCAAGTGCGATGCGCAAAAAGTAAAAACTCTGAAGAGGGGGAAGAGATGATTATATTATTTGATACAGTAATGGGTAAAGCGGTAGAAAAAATAGAGGGGAGTATTGCACAAGCGGAAGAAATGGCGATGGGATACTGTAATCCGGGCGAGAAAATATCGCAGAGACCCGTAAAAGTAAAAGGGGGTAAAACTGGAATATGTTTTTCCACCCCTACCGATTTTGAAGTTGTTTATTTTAAATCTTAGCTTTTAACCCCTTCTCCCTCCTATCGAGGGAGATACAAACTTGAAAGGAAAAAAACATGCAAATTAAATTATTAAAAAAAGGCTTAAAAGTTGATGGTAAATATTTCCCATGCTGGTATAGCAATTCAGCACACGCTAAAGACGGAGAACACGCTACTATCTATATAAAAACTTACGATAGACTACCAGAAGGACTGGACAAGGAATTGCAAGTTGAAAATGATACAGAAATACAGACAGATTATGTAATGAGGGATAAAATAAGAATACCAAAATCAAGTAAATATTTTGCTCTTGTAGAATCGTTAGCAGTTTAACCTTTTTAACAAGCTGTCCTACCGGCTTAGATATACGGGGAGAAAGGCACAAAATGAAAGTAACAAGGATATGTGGACACACACAAGATGTAGATGAGACAATTATCAGTATTAACGGTATCGAGGGCTATCAAATAGCCTGCCAGGATTGCAAGGATACGGCTAGCTTTTACACAACGATGTATACTACGCAATGGCTGGCAATGAAAACAGGAGATAAACTACAAGTGGTACAAGACGATGAAGGAAAGACAATACTTTATTTTGTGGCAGCCGATAACAAAACTCATAAGAAATTTACCCTGGGGGATGCCGCGGAAGCCCTCAAATATTTACTACTTGACGAGGTAGGAAGAGAAAGGATTAAAACCCAATGACTAAAGCAAAACAATGGTATCTGTGGTCAGTAATTATGGGATTTGCAATCCTCGGCGCTTGCTGGTGGACTGTGTGGGAAGAATGCGGAAAGGCGAAAATGGCCGAAAATGGACAGCGTACAACCGAAAACAAAACTGTTAAAGTTTATCCCGGCAAATGGACAAAGGAAGGTTATCTGGAGGTCATAGGAAAATGAATAAAAATTTAATACCTGCAATAATCGGAAAACTTGGAGCTGAGGACGTTACAAAGACGAATTATACCCAAGAGTTGGCAGAAAAGAAGTTAAGCCGATGTATAGCAGCAACAAAACTCATTAAAACCCTGAACGCTTACGAGCGGGAAATTATCGACGGACTGGAGGATGGCGCAAAATGAAAAGAGTACGATACGTGATCGAGGGGACATGGTCAGGATATACGAGCAGCCAAATAAGAATTTGCCATCGTATGGTACTAAAACTAAAGGACACAAAGGCTTATAGCAAATTAATGTCAGAAGGTATTAGATTTACCGACAACACTTATCTCTATATTACCGTCAGAAAATGCTTGCCAAGAGAGAAAATAAAAGAAATCAATGGTTATGGTACGTTAATAAAAGAGTGCCTTGCCGAAGGCGTTAATGCAGTATCAGATTTAGGAAAATACAAAAAGAAAGAAGGGGAATAATGGGCACAAAAGAGAAACCATGCGCAAAATGCAAATATGTAGAATTTGAAGAGTGGAATAAATCAAAAAGAGACACTAACGGATTGAATTAATACACTTTACACGTAAAAGGGGATAAAAACATGCTACAGCCTAACGGTGAACGATTAATAGTGGTTTACGCTGGGGATGCTTGGGAGTTAGAGGAGGGTGATCCGCACAACTGGCATTTGATCCGGCATGGTATTACTATATCCATGCCGAAACTTGTCGACTTAGATTTTATTACTGAAACCTATGCTGATTTTAAAAACCGGCTTGCAGTAATGAGCGACGAGCTACTTTCAAACGATGCTAAGGCTGCGCAATGTCTATAACCATGCCAAAACTCACCAGGAGGGCTTACTAGGCTTCCTGGTGCGTTTAACTCGTATTGTTCAGTGGAGTTCCAAACAACTTCCATAATTTCATTAAGTAGCTGATTTGATTTTTTCCAATATTTCTTGCCCCATGTACTCGGCAGTTCCCGGAATATTCTCTATGTGGTTACACCCATTATTACTACCAGATTCATAATGCCTAGAGACAGTATAAACCTTCTTGTCATACCACACTGTAACGTTTATATCATATATATCCTTATAGCTTCCCATCGTTCACCCCCTTAAATTCCTTATCGGCAGTTTTACCTTGTTTTTGTATATGTCTATCATTAATGTTTACGAAAATGGGCATAGCGAGACATTTCAAGCGGGTTTAATGATCTCAACTCGATAATTATATTATTATCAGAGGGAGGTATATTTTTAATTTTCAACCTCTCTACTAATAAATTAATCAATTCTTCGCCACTTATCATGCTTCAGTCCTCCAAAAATTATTTAAGCCGTCTAATCATTTGGCTTTAACCACCCTGAAATTGGTGTAAAGTGGCAGCCCTTGTATAGTTTATACGTAATTGATAACTTGTTTGGGTTCTTATCGGCGGACACCCAATTCTTTGCTTTGATAATTTTAAGCTTTCCCGGTTCCATGCTTAAATATAGCCGTGGTTTCTCAAGTGATCGCATCCCACCAAGTCCAAAATCTGTTCCCTTGTTTTTCTGTAACGCTATAATGGCAATACCTTTATCAAGCTTGTCATAGATTGATTTTATCAATCCCGATACTTGGTAAAAATTGTCTGAAATTTCTAGAAAGTCAATTATGTTTACGGCATCCGGACGGATAACATCAGCAAAGTCATTTGAACGTTCAATCGGTTTGAATCTCCATTCGTTAATCGGATGGTCAAAATTCTTTAATCTGTCTTGCAACTCAAGTGATCCCATTTCGCTTGAAAAGTAGAATATCTCGTTCTTATCCATATTCATTTTAACCAGGTTCAAAAGGAAGGCGGTTTTTCCTGCATCCGGTTCCCCGGCAATGACAATAACATTTTTTGGCATTATCCGCACATAATCTTCAATTTGAAATGGGAATTTAATATCTAGGCATGTAGTCTTAACATTAACATAGTCAATTACTTCCTCGTTTATGTCTAATTTTCTGAAGCATCCATTTTTGTTCCCTGAACGTTCAATAATATTCTCTTCTGATAATCTTTTTAGTATGATTGAAACATTCTTTTTGTCCTCCCTTGTAGACAACTGTAGACAGTTGTAGAGTTCTGTAGACAAAAAGACGCCACTTGTAGACAGTACCCAATCATGTACTTCGGCAGATAAATTTCTTTCTTTGCGTTCTACCCGGCTTAGGGCGCTCTGAATTTTATCTTGAATCCATTTTTCGTCAGGCTTTTCACCCCAACTAAGTATTAATCTTTTAAGCACTTCGGTAATAAGCACAATATTGATTCCGGATTTAATCAATCCGTTTGCTACGGTGAATAAATTATCATCCCTTGTACCTTCCTCGAAATATTTCAAGTTTTGGCACACATCTTGCGTTTTTGTTTTATTATATATACTACTACTTAAAGACTGCAAGAACTTAGAAAGACTTTCAGGCATGGGATGCAACATGCTACGTTCAAAATTTAAACTATTCAGGAACCGATACTGTCCTCCTGTATCATTAACAGAAGGCGGAACACACAATACACCACCATTGCATTTTATATCGCATTTCTCAAATATACCCGATTTGCTTTGGTACTCCACGCCGTTCATCTGAAACCAATAATGCCGACCTCCACGTGGGGATATATCAATTACTGTTTCGTATGAGTCTGGTAAGTGTTCTTCTATCTTTTGTACAGCTTCAGGGGAATCAGCATCAATCACGACAAGATTTGATACTTTTCCGGTAACAACCGAGATCATACATTTTGGGAATTGCTTAAACATTGCAATGACTTCTTCTTTTGTGGGTAATCGGGTTTGATACTCAGTCCACTTGACAAGCGGTGCTTTGGTTTTTGGGTTTGCTGGTATTGGCGGGATGCCTTGTGATAGGTAATTCAATGCATGGTCAAGAGTGCCTATCATTGTTTAACCTCTCAATGATAATTTGTATGCAATCTACAACTTCAGACTCGTTTCTGTATTGTTTCAACAAACGCCTTAATACTTTTCTTGGTTTTTTCATAAATACTCCAACAAAAAACCCGGTCAATAAGTGGAATGAGCACCTATTGCCGGGTTCTGTTGCGCCCTCACGGGCTGTATAATGTATCGCCTGCATCTCATTCATACAAGCCTGTAAATTTCCCTTTTATTTTACCACAATCCGTATTTTTGTCAAGAAAATTATCATTTTGAAATTAGCAAATTTTTATAACTATTCATTTGCATCAACAAATTGGATTTTAAATTCCAAATTCGCATGGTTCCCAAGCGAGCAAGATTGTACTTTTCATTATCAGTTAATATTCGTGATTCTTTGTTAATCTCTGCTTTTCTTAATAGCTTAATTTTCCCTGTCTTTCCTACGATTAATATTCCAGCCCTCGATAACACATGGTCTGTATATATTTCTAACTTCTCCGGCATGGCAAAATATATGCTTTTCACGAGCTTGCTCTGGTGTTGTTGTCTTTTTGATTTGTCAGCAATTAAGTCAGATTTAGATACTTTTATTTCAATTTCAGTCAAATAACCTTGCTTGGTCATTACAAGTATATCGGCCTCATGGTACAACAATCCCCATGATACATTGGGCACAATAAGATTTTGTCGCCATCCGTAATGCTTAGCGATAGCTATTTCTATTTCGGCAGTTGTTTCGTAGTTCATATATTTGTCAAGGGGAAAAGCTTCCCCTTGCGAACCAGGTAAAGGTTAAATCCACAAGGGGAAGTTACTATATGTTGCTCATTGAATGTATCATAATTTATTTATTTGTCAATACCAAAATAAATTATCAAAAAATAATTATCCCCACAAACGCTTGTATTTACTGGGATACAAGGAAACGAGGAAATATATTTGTTTTTTTCTTGTTGACATATTATAATAATATGATATTATTTGCATCAGTTAATTATATGATATTTTTAAAGGGAGGTTTATAATAAGGAGTAATAATGGCAAACACAAAACTACCTAAATTAAAGTGTAAACAATGTAAAAAATCTTGGACACCACGCAAGAACCCGGACGATATTATTCAGTGCCCAAGATGCACCTCGAAAAATTGGCGTGGAAAGAAGAAATAACTTATGAGAGAGATATTAGCATGAAAGGAAGGGGATTGTGGCTAGGAAAAGCAAGGTTGGTATTATTAGAGAATACCTAAGTAGCTCTGAAGAGGTAAAAAGGATCAAGAAGGGAAAAGAAGAGGCGGCAACTAGGGAAGCGTTTGATTTTGCAAGAATATACAAGGAATGTGAAAAGGTAATTGATAAAATTTTAGAATTGTGCGGGGAGGGGGAGAAGAAATAATGGCTGGAGAACATATATTAAAGGCATTGCTTGAAAACAACTCAAGGCTTGAAATTGGCGATAAGTGGCTTATTGCCTGGGAGGATGGCAGAATGTTTACTGTTTATCAATGCAAACCTTATGCAAAAAAAACTCGCACATTAATCGAAACTGACAACGAAGAAAAAGCTTGTAGGATTTTGAAAGGAGAATAAATTGAGTAACGAATTGAATCAAGACACAGGAGAAGTATTGACTGCAATATCTACAGATAGTTTGATAAGTATTGCACATAAAGCAGAAGCCAGAATTGAGGCGGTGAAAAAGATTAAGGGATTATCTTTGCGGGTGACGAATTACCAAGATTGGGTTGACCAGAATGGTAAACCGTATTTGCAAACATCGGGCGGAGAAAAGATTGCCAGATTGTTTGGCATATCTTGGACAGTGGAAGAACCTAGAACTCAGCAAGACGGTGACGATGGACATTACATGGTGACATACAAAGGCATCTTTACCCTCGGCAATGCAAGCATTGAATGTATTGGTACAAGGTCAAGCAAGGATGGGTTTTTTAAGAAATACGAAAAGGGAACTTATGTTGATGGTAAATATGTTCAAGGAAAAGAATTGCCCCCCTCGGCGATTGACATTGGGGACGTGGTTAAATCGGCCTATACAAACTTAATCGGCAACGGAATTACCAGACTGCTTGGCATCAGAAACCTTACCTATGATGACCTTGCGGAATCTGGGATTGATGTATCACAAATTACAAAGGTTGAGTACAAAACAAAAGTTAAAACTCCGCAAAGCAAATCTGCCCCGGCAGCACCAACAAACAATACAGGGGAAATGATGATAGGTATTGCAGCGGTTACAATAAAAACAGGAAAAAAGGAAGATGGTTCAGAATGGACTAAATATTATATCAAAGATACGAACGGTGTGGACTGGACGACTTTTGATAAGAAGATTGCGGAAGAAGCTAAGAAGGCAAAGGAATCTGGCACGGGAGTTACTATCAAGACAGAAACAAAAGGGAAATATACGAATATTGTATCTATGACGCCAATGCCAGAAGAACCCAATGATCCAGAATTGAGCAAACTTGCAGACGAGGCCGCACAGGAGGCAGGTTTATAATGCAGATAAAAACAATACAAAAAACAATTGAAAATAAAATGAACAAATGGCTGGAGACCATTTCAGACGAAAACCTCAGAAAACAGGTAAAGGTAAACTTATTAGTTTCTGGTGGCAGCATAGCATCTATGCTGCTAGGGGAAGATATTAATGATTATGATGTGTACTTGCAAAAACAGGATGTGCTTGCTTCCCTCGCTAGATATTACACAAAAGATATAACCAATATCAGAGTTTTTGATGGCCTCGAAAAAGAATTATTGTTGAAAGAAGTGTCTTCAGATAAGAACATATTTGGTATCTCAATCAATAACTTAAAACCAACACAAGTGAAGTTGTTTTTCAATGATTTAGCTGGAGGTATGCGGATTAATGAAGATAAAAAAGATTCAATTGAATATGTGCCTCTTTACTTTAGTCCGAACGCCATTTCATTATCAAACAAAATACAAATCATATTGAGATTTAATGGAGATGCTAGTGCAATTCATAAAAATTTTGACTACATTCATGCGACTAATTATTTTACATTCCGTGATGGATTGGTAACAAACAAAGAAGCACTTGAATCTTTAATAACAAAGCAATTGAAATATCAAGGCAGTTTGTATCCGCTAACCTCTATCTTGCGGATGAAAAAGTTTGTAAAAAGAAAATGGAATATTACCGCAGGGGAAATACTAAAAATAATGTTCCAGATTTCTGAATTAGATTTAACAAATCCTGATATTTTGGAAGAGCAATTGATTGGTATTGATGTTGCCTATTTTGCCAAGATAATCGCAATACTGAGAGAGGTTAAGCAGGAGAAAATAGTGAGTGATTATCTGAATGAAATAATTGATAGAGTGTTTGGACAGGCTGATGAAAATGAATGGGTATTAGAATAATGTGGAATTTTGCCTACAATGAAGAAAGCCGAAGCGGCGGAAGGGTTGAATCTATAATAAGTCTTTACAGCTTGAAAAAGCAGATTGCTTGGAGGTTTTGATTCATAAATTCGTAAATCCTCGAAATGTGACGAGCTAAGCAACTTTACGGTAGTCGGTAATGTAAAGACTTAAATTAATCAACAAAATAGAGTCTCTGAATAATGGGTGAATTTACATACAATGAAGAAAGTAGGATTCATTTGCTTGATGGTAAACATATTCCATCTGTTTCAAATATTGTCGCTCCGCTTTCGATGGATTATAGCAAAGCACACCCCGGAAAGCTGGAACGTAAGAAGGATTTAGGGGTAGCTTTCCATGAGTGTATCAGGCTGTTTCTCGCGGATGATCTGGATGAGGATTCAATTGACGAGCAATTGATTATACCTATGAGACAGTTCAGAGAGTTCCATAGAGACGACACAAATGGGTTGCCAACGCTGGGAAGGTCTTCTATTATAGCAATAGAAAAGGCTTTTTGTAATGTGAAGTTGAAGTATTGCGGAAAGCCTGATCTCGTTACAGAAGATTGTATTTATGATTGGAAACTCCGCAAATACGACCCATGTTGCGACCCATTAAGAATGGCCGGATATGCTGGACTCGTTTCAGACTTCCCGCCTAAACGTAAAATCGTTGTGGAGTTCAGCTTGGATGCCGGGTATAGGGTACACAATGCAGAACGTAAGCAGAGCTGTCCGATGTTTAGAAAGTTACTTGATTGGTATTGGAAGAAAAAAGAATTTGAAACCCTTTTGAAAGGATGGAGAGAAAGCACATGACTGGAGCAATGACGGAATACGGACAAGACGTAAAGAAAGAAGCATTGAGCCTTACAGAGCAAGCAAAAGCTCTAAAAATAGTTACCGTTAAAGACTTTGAACTTGCCGGGGAAGTTGCCTTATCGCTTGCAAGAATCAAGAAGCAAATCAATGCTGCCTGGAAGCCTATGTCGGATAAAGCGAAAGCCAGTGCAAAGGAAATAAAGGACAATTGGGACAAGGAACTTGCACCTGTAGAAGAAGCAGAAAGCAAAATATCTTCTACCCGCGTGTCCTGGAAGATGGAACAGGATAGAATTGAGAGAGCGAAACAGGAACTGCTTGAACGGATGGCAAGAGAGAAGGCTGATAAAGAAAGAGAAAGTTTGCTTAAGAAGGCGCTGGACATGGAAGCGCTAAATCCGAAAAAGTCTGAAATATTACTGGAAAAAGCTGAGGCAGTCATCGAAAAGCCTGTGTTCGTGCAAAAAGCAGTCGAGAAAACCACAAAGATGGAATCCGGTGGAAGCATCACGTGGATCAAGGATATTGAAGTAGAAATAGAGATAGCAAAGGATGTATGCCTGGCTATCGTTGATGGATATATACCAGTATCATGCGTAGAATTTAAAAACCTGAAACAAGTTGCAAAGATGAATAATTGGAAAGGCAAAATACACGGATTGAACATTAAAGAAACACAGAGGGAATCAAAAAGAACTTAATTGTTGCGGGGAGGGACAATTTCCCAAAACTGTATGTTAAAACCTCATACAGATAAGTACTTTACAATCCCTTCCCGCAAATTAATTTTAAGGAAGGAATAAAAAGATGGCACAAGGTGAATTTACAAAAGAAGAAATAATTGAAACGAGGAGGTCGTTTGAAGAAGTATTCAAGGCATTATCAAAAAATAAACAGAGAGAATTTCTTGGGCATGCAAACGATGTATACCTTTTTTTGTCTGCCGCAGAAAAAGTGGCACCTAATGAAAAAAAGTAACTTGATACGTGAGTCTTCCTCACCGTATCTGTACTAGGTTGCAGGTAATGTGTACGTAAGTGCGAACAGCTATCACTGTATATCGGGGATAGCTGGCCACCTTGCAACCTATAATTTAGAAAGGAAAATCATGGATAATTTTATAAATTTTAGAGTAGACGGCACAAATTTATTTGCACAAATTGACACAGATGTACCTATAGAAAAACCTGTTATCCCTTTTGCATGGAATTGCAATAGTGATATTTTCGCAAATATATTGAAGGATTATCTGTATGATACGCTGCATGAGTATAAGAAAAAAATAGCCTCTGATTGTTTGTTTTATCTTGATAAAAAGGAAATTTCAAAACTTAAATCGAAACTCAAGAAATGGGACGGCAGCAAACACTGCTGGAAAGGATAACACGGAAGAAAAGATTAAGGAATTGATTGAGAAACATATAAGAAATCACGAATCAATATGCTGGTATTATGGAGAGAACTCTATGTGTGCCATTAGCGAGGGAATCCTTATTGCTGAATTAAAAGAACTTCTCGAATACAAAAAGGAAAATTGTTGTGGGAATAACAAATGAAAATGCCAGAGTGCAAAACTTGTCAACGTCTAGCCGAGGATAGACATCATCCTTTGACTACTGGAAAGCCTATATCTGAGCTAAAAGGGTATGTCTGCCTGGCTCCTGAGTTTTGGGAGGGGAATGTAAAGATTGTATTTTCAGAATGGACACAAACCGGGTGTTGCGAAATGTATGATGAAAGGAAAACATGAGAAGGAATAAATATAATGCTAGAAAAACCCTTGTTGATGGAATCTATTTTGATTCAATTGCGGAATCTCATAGATATATTGATTTAAAATTTCTTCAAAAAGCTGGCGAAATAAAATCATTGGAAACACAAGTGCCGTTTTTATTTACGTTGAATGGTAAGAAAATATTCAAATATTATGCGGATTTTACATATACAACAAAAGAAGGGATATATAAAATAGAAGATGTTAAAGGTATGAAAACTGCCATCTATCGGCTCAAGAAGAAATTGATTGAAGCACAATCAAATATTGTTATTACTGAAATATCTGGAAGGGGGCGATCTTGAAGCACTTCTCCTTTCTCTCGCCCCTTGCCGGAGTATGACAAAAAGCCCGCACATTTATAAGGAGTGGATATGAATATAAAAGCTGAAAAAATAACAATAGAATTAAGTGGTGAGGAAGCTAGAAAATTAGCTTATCACATAAAACATTCATTAGAAAAATCAATTATGGAACATTACATACAACCATTCCATGATAGTTATAAGTTAGGCTTTGAAGGTCATGCAAAACCTCTGTTTGAAAAACAATGTCTAGTAGATGTGGAGATTATGAAAAATCTACTTGGTTGTGCGTCTGGAGGTAATAAGGCTGAATGGGCGGAAAAGGAATTATGGGTTTTTTTTAAAAATGCTTATGATAAAAGGAATAAACTCTAAAAGGAGAAAGAATATGACTGACTTATTTAATTACGAAGACGAGAAGATTTGCCCGAACTGTCAAGGTCTGGGAAAGATAAAAAAAAGTGGTGAATTGTTAACCCCAAAGGTTAACATGGATGAAATGAAAATCTACGAACTCAGTGTTGAGGAGTTCAAGAAGTTGATGGTTGAATGCTATGAGATGTTGGAAAAACGCAAACTTGATACTTCTATGGAAGAGTACAAAAGATTAACATCAAAAACTCTTGCCTATAGCCCTATAACTTTAAAAGGAGGATATTGTGAGATTGGATTTTAGCAATTGCACAAATTGGTTTGCATGCACTGTTATTTTATTTGTTATTTTTGCTATCGTCACAAGTATATATGGGCTGGTTCTTTCGTTTTCGGCGAGCATCCT